TAATGTGGTAAAATGTATTGAGGAAGTATTTGAGATATTAGATTGGATTGATAGGGATGAGTGGCCTATTTGTTAAAGGAGGAGTTATGATCGGAAAAATACAAGAAACTGTTAATTACGATATGAGTATGGATGAGCCTTATTTGGTAGTAGAGTATATCTTTAGGTGTGCAGACTGTCTACACAATATAATGAATTATTGCGATCGGGAATATAAAGTAGTCCCCGCGCTGCATACTATACCCAGTTGGTGTACATTAGCTGATGCTCCAAAGGAGAAGTTATGAATAAGATAGTTGATTATATGGTTATGGGAGAGGAGTTTTTGGGTGATATGGAAAAGAGAGTTACTCTTATCCTCCATGCGTGGCAGCCGTTGGGGGGAGTTTTTTGTGAGCAGGGTTTATGGTATCAAGTAATGGTGAAATATGAATCCGACACAGTATCGGAAGAGGAGAAGTGATATGAGAAAAGGTGAATTAATAAGAGAAAATAAACTTTTGAAAGTATATCTACGGAAAACGATAAAAGAGTTTGGAAATTTACACAATCTACTAGATGCAATCCTAATACATATGGTAGCCGATAAGGAAATGAATATTGACATCATAGAAAAAAAAATAGCAGACCACTTGTTTATTATAGATGAATTAATGAATCCTAAGTGGGAGGACTTAAATGAATGACCAAGAACTGAACAGGAAGCTGGCTGAGTATATGGGGTATGAGGTAAAAGTAAGTAAATATCCAAACGGTAATAATTGTTATGAGTATTATGACGAGGGGTGTTGGCTTATTGACTGGCAACCAGGCGTAGACCCCGTCCACGCCGATATGGTGGTGGATGTAATTCTTAAAAGTGGGGTTGGGTATAAGATAAAAATGGCTGGTGATTTTTACTGTGGGTATCGTTATTTTTTGTTTAGGGATAATGAATTGCTAGTAGCGACAGAAAGCACAACCCGCCTCGAAGCGTTGAGGCCAATACTTGAATATGTGGTGGAACATGGGTAAGATAATCCTCGATTTGTGCGGTGGGACAGGGGCGTGGTCTAAGCCGTATAAAGATGCTGGTTATGACGTAAGGGTAATTACCCTGCCTGAGCATGATGTGCATGAGTACATATTAGATTGCCAGCCCTACGGAATATTAGCTGCCCCGCCGTGTGATATGTTTTCGTATGCCAGATTAACGCCTTCAACACCTAGAGATTTGAGGGGGGCGATGAGGGTGGTATCTCGTTGTTTAGAAATCATATGGGAATCTCAATATAATATAAAAACAACAATATCGAAAAGAACCCCGCTAAAGTTTTGGGCAATAGAAAACTCTAACGGAATGTTAAAATATTTTTTAGGATTATCGGCATTTGTTTTCCATCCATACGAATTTGGAGACCCGTATAAAAAAAGTACAAATCTTTGGGGATGGTTTTGTAATCCTGTAAAGAGTCCCGTAATGCCAGATAAAATAAATATTAGCAAACTAGGAACAACTGAACTCCAAAAATATCATGGGAATATTCCTCGTGAATATAAGATAAAGGGAAGGAAAGATAAAATATTAAGAGCAATTACTCCCCCTGGATTTGCAAAGGCATTTTTTGAGGCTAACCAATAAGTATGTGGTAGGAGGTAGTGATTGAACGATAAAAACATAAACAGAGTTATTACATCCATGAGAGCCGGTGATAGCAACAGGTGGGTTGCTGCCCTAGCCGCTAGACGTATTGACGGGGCCGGTACTCAATACCTAGCTAAGAAGTTGTCCAGGTCAGTAGACGTTATCGAGAATTTGCGGATCGCTGGTGATCTGTACGTGGAGTTGCGGGAGTGGTGTGGCTGGAAGAGTACCGGTTCCGATACGTATCGGAAGATGCTGCATACCGCCAGGCGGGATTTATCCATTTCGCACTTTGTAAGAATAGGTAGACTTTCCAATAAATATTTGATGGGAACTAGTGATAAATTTAATTATCTGACAGAAGCGTCCATTTTTGGTTATACCGTCCGAGACCTAGAATACGCTATCACCATTGAACACCAAGACATTCCAGAGTATGCGTTCCTTATCTTCGCACAGCGGATGGTAAAAAATGCCGAGAAGTTGCTAGGCTCGCTGGACCCTCCGGAAGATATACGGACGGCTGCAAAGGAATTTATTAAGCAGGTGGAAGAGTGGGAACGATCTAAGGATGACATTATTCAGGAAGATGCGTTGCAAGAGTTAGTGAAGGTGTAAGTATGAGTAAAAAATACCCACAAATACAAGCAGGGCAGAAGGTTGATTTGGATTGGCGCAAAGATGACTATAAGATAGCTTGTTGTGATTGTAATTTGGTTCATAGATTTAGGTATACAGTAGTTGGTGATAAGTTGCGGATACGGGCGTGGAGAGATAATCGAAGCACTGCTGCATTAAGACGTTGGCGAAGGTGTGAATATGAGAAGAATGCGTAAGAGGAAGTTGAAGTTGTTTAGTAGAAGTCCCTTTTGTCATTGGTGTGGGATAGAAACGATTGTATGGAAACCAAAGAGACACGCAAGGATACCTGATAATGCGGCGACCGTAGATCATTTGTATACTCGATTTGATTGGATGAAGGGGAAAACAGAGCCTGGGGTGGAGGCTACTGTGTTATCTTGTAATAAGTGTAATTTTGAGCGTGGGGCAGCACGGCAGCTAACAGAGGGGATATACGAATTGCGAAGGCGTTCTGGTAGATTTCCTAGAATAGAAGTAAATTCCCCCTAGATTGAGTTATCTTGTTTTGTATCCATAAAGCCTAAAGAATAAATCAGTGTTAACTATCAGTTTCATACAACCCCTCTAGGAATTTTATCTCAGCTTTGATGTGTTTCGTTTTGAATGAGCCGTCTTCGTTGCGGTCTCCCAAAAGGTCGCTGTATGGCGTTCCATCGCAACGGGTTTCCTGTGTTTTTTTATAGATTGGACATGCGCAACAACCTGGATGAATAAAACATAGCGCACAAGTATTACTGCCGTCAGCACGCACATACTTTCGTTTCTTCTTCATATCCCTAATAAAATACCACTTCTCTAGGGACAACTTTAGTGCCTCTTTATCCGTTATGTTATCGGGGAAGGGTTTATTGAGTCCTACTACGCCATCTACTAATTTGAATCTATTCATTATTATCTCCTGTTTCCGACACAGTGTCTGGAGGTTCGGGTAATTTCATCCAGTGAGATGCGTTCACAATTTCATAGTTAGTCTCTCTCCAAACCTCCTCGTCAAAATCATAAAACCCTATGGTGACAGGTAAATAACTATCATTCCATGGTTTGTGATTATAAAAAATAACCATCACGCTTTTAATTCTGTATTTTGTATCTTTGCTTTTAGGGGGCAACCTATCATTTACATCAATCCATTCGTTCATTTTATTCTCCTGTCCAGTCACAGTTAGTGCAACAGAATTCGACCGGCTGTACGCTATACGGTATTTCGTACTCTAGTTTATGGTAACACTCTGGACATATGTCGAGAGCTTGTATGAGATTAAGGAACCTAACCTCCTGCTCTTTAACTTTATTCTCAAGTTCTTTCACATCTTTTTGCAATCTAATAGTTTCTTGTGGTACATATCCTTGACAACTTTCGCAGGTCATGTCATCCTCCATTCGTTAGCGGCAGCAGCTAGGCTATCGTATTCGTCTAACAACTCATTAAGTTGCGGGATCACTATATTGTTATAGTATTCAGTGGGGTATTCCATAGCTAAAAAACGTTTATGTGCATTGAGTAGAGCGTCTTGACGTTTAGCGTGGGGGTTGTAACTTGGTTGGGTAAGCATCACTTATCTCCTATCGCATTTTTGATAATGTCTAGCAGGGGGAAATCAGCACTCCACGCAGTCCTCGCAGCACTCCACGCAGCACTCCACGCAACCCTCTCCGCAGCACTACTCGCAGCAGCACTCTCCGCAGAATTCGTCGCAGCAGCACTCTCCGCAGCCCATGCAGCACTCCTCGCAGCCCATGCAACACTCCTCGCAGCGTTACTCGCACTCCTCGCAGCGTTACTCGCCGATCTATCTGTACCGGACAGCCAGTTGTTGGTCCAGTCCACAAAATATTGGTTGTCATAAACGAGTAGTGCGCAATTTATAGCAATTGTCACTAGCTCATCGGGGGTAAATGTGGGTAACCCAATCTCTTTTTTGAGTATAGTAGACTCTACGCCCAACTTTAGTTGACCGTATTTTTTGTGGTTCCCCTTCCATTTACACTCAAATAGTTTTGGATTTTTAATTCGGGCATGAACAGGATTCATAAAGACAGCGATTAGTGGGTGTTCATAAGCGTGAAGCCAGCCGTCACTACATAGACTTTTATCGGGGTCGTGGTTGGGAGCGGTGATCCATCTATTCTTTTTGTATTGAAAGCCGTTATGTGTTCTCAAATTCTGATCTGTAAGTTTGTAAATAAGCATCGTTATACTCCTTTGTTATTCTACTGAATTTGGGTACTTATTTTACGTTAAATATTTCATTACATTTGTGGCAAGTAACAGTGTCTTTAATAAAACCTATTCGGAAGTTATTGTGTCCGTTAGGGCAATACCAGTGGTACGCTTTATTTATTTCCACATCTGACAACTCCGGCTTCAATATCTTATCAATGTAATCTTCGTAGGAGGTAAACAGGTTCCAGTCTATTTTACAATGAGAACAAAACGAGTTAGTTAGACTGTTATAGTATTCATAGCCTAGAGCTTGCTTGCACGCCGGACATATCCAATGGTGCAACTTATCCATATCAATAACCTTAAGCTCATAATTCTTATCGATATGTTTTAGTTTTCCGTCAGCGGTGAATACGCAGATGATTTTCTTGTCAGTCATAACGCTTTTGTCCCTTCCTCTATTTCTTTTAATAGGGGGCTATTTGGTGAACATTTTTCTAAAAGGAATTCTGATCCCTCTCGTGCCCATGTCAAATAAGCGTCTACCTCTTCAGGGAAAGCCAGTCGCAACTTTTCTGTATTGTTGGAATCTGCCCTGGAAATTGCTTGAAATAGATGGGTGAAAAAATCTCCCGTCATTCTAAACTGAAAATCCAAGTAACGATCATATCCGTTCTTCATGTCTTGCTCCTCTCGTTCCGATGTGTGGATGATTTGTTTGTTTGCGTTCATATCATTTCTTCCAAATAAGCTAGTGTTATTTCTACCTGTTTCTCTCGCCCAGCACTCCTCGCACTATTCGCAGCACTCCACGCAGCACTACTCGCAGCAGCACTCTCCGCAGTCCTCCACTCAGCACTCCACGCAGCACTCGCGGCACTCCACGCACTCTCCGCAACACTCCACGCAGCACTCGCGGCACTCGCGGCACTCGCAGCACTACTCGCAGCATTACTCGCAGCAGCCTCAGCATTCTTTAATTCATCGTCCGACAATTCCCCTCGCAGCCAGGCACGTTTTGCTTGAATGGCTTTCCTGGGACGGTCATCATTAGGATATTCATTTTCGTAGATATACAATACACTTTCTGCGTATCTACACGATAACTCGTGTAAATCATTTTCAGATATTAATTCAGGCCGTAATACTGTCCATAATTTATCTTCTGCCGGAATATCTAATTTCAGAATATCTATAGCCATCAGATATTTCTTGCGACCGAATAACTTTTTAACTCTCTGTGCGGGATAATTATCTTCGCACGGTTTCCAACCCATCACCTGCTTATACGTTACTCTTAGTTTAGTCATTTAATTCTCCTATTTCCGACACTGTATCGGAAGTTAGTTAAACACATTCCAAAATAGTTTAATAATCGGTCTACCTACTACAAGGTACACAATGATACCCATAACGATATTTACAAACTCAGTGGGGTGTGAGAGTATCCAGGTCATCATTCATCCTTTCACTAATTGACACATGCAACCCCCTAGAGCATCTATCAACTAGATCGTATCTTATTGCAAAGGCGGTTGAGTTGGTCTAGTATATTCTCTGTGCTACTATCTCCAAACCCCATATCTTTCAGGTCAATCATTTTATCAATGGCAATTTCTACTTTTTTCTCAGCTCTATCTTTTTCTCTTTGTGTGTGATTCATCTCTACCTCCATTTGTCTAGTTACTCCTATTATACAACATCTCAGCATGTTTAAGTCGAACGCCTGTTCTGACTTTTCTGGATTGATACACTCATACACTAATAAAAATAGTACAACTCCTTATTTTCGTTTTGTGATCCGGTAATACCATGAACTTGGTATTTACTACACATAAAACAAACTGGCATCCGACACTGTACCGGAACCGTATATAATCTTATGTAATTACAACAGATGGGATAAAAAAAGCCCCTAACAAGTAGGGGCAATGGGGACCGTAGTGCGTTTAGTTATTCTTGTGGCTTATCGTATTCCACGGGTTGGAATTTATTATCGAAGCCATCTTTATTTGCCAGCTTGGGCATAACCACTGCATAAAAGTCATCATCCTGGATTGTACCCTTGATTACAATAGGCATACTTGGCTGAGATTGCCTAATATATAATGTTGATCCCTTGTCGGCATACTTGCAGATATCCAATAGGAAGGCAGGGTCCATCGCTATAATATTACCAGAATCGCCCGTTGGGCATCCTTGCTTATACTCTGGGTAGGTAGCATATTCATACATCGACGTATCAAGGATGTTTTCGCCTGCCCGCACCTTGCCAGTTTCAACCATACCTTGTAGATGGTCAAACTCAGGGGAGATGGATTCTACAATATGGAGCCTGAATCCATCACAGCCGGCTACTTGGCCATTAACGTTGACTGTTTGTAGTGCTGGCCTGGAATTGTCTTTGCTTGTTGCCGATTTTATGAATTGCAACTTCCTAGACTGTACCTTATTAAGCTTAATCATTTTATCCTCCATTTATATAGTTGACACAGGCAAAGCGCCTACAGGGGTAAGCACCTTGCGCCCTATCAACTAACAACCATAACCATCTAATGTCCAGTGGGGCATAGTAACTTTATATATTCTCTTCGCTGAGGGGTGAGTTATCAATAACCAGGATGCTTCTTCTGCGCTTGCTGCACAAGGCAAAAGACTCCGAAAGAAACCACACTCAGTTAGTATCCAAGTATACCCAGACTCGGCATGAAATAAAAACTCCACACTAGCACGCTCACCAAAGCAACCATCGGGGCAAGTGCCTTTACCAAGTGAAACAGTGTGATCTTTTATATTCTCATAGGTCAACTTACAGGAGTACGCTATATTGCTTTCAAATAGATTCAATAAACTCATTTCATTCTCCAATTCAATAGTTTACAATTTCAAGTGTATACCCAGACTTGGCATTACCAGATAACGTAAATACTTTTTAATATGTTTTGTATTTCTCTTTTTATTGTTTCTACGTCGTTTTGTGCTAGTGAGACTATGGTTTTGATAATGGTTTTAATTGTCCTCATATTAATGTCCTCTTTCAATAGTTTACAATCTCAGGGTCACAATCTGCCTGGTAGAACCTGGGGACATTATGACCAAGAGGATATATACTATTTAGCTACTAAATCTTCCACGTGTTCGTATAAGTAATTTATGATGTCTTCGTATGCATTAGCGGCAATGATGTTAACCGGTGTAGCTGATCCATCGAAGGCTGGCCCACACTCGGGTTCATCTACCCCAAGATAAGGGTTGTTTGCAGCCAGTTGTAAAAGATCATAGCTATAGACAGGTACTGAGCTGTCAGCAACTTCACGGATAGCGTCGTCCTTGTCCGTATCTGGGGAACATTCAAGATACTCCCTCAGTGATTCCAATGCGTCTTTTTTTAGCTCATTCATCTTTACCTCCAGTTGGTTAGTTACCTACATTATACAACAAAACAACCTCTTTAAGTATGAAAACATACACTGATACACAGAACAGATGTGCTTGCGTACTCAGAACAAGTGTGCTAAGATAAGGACATGAATGATATACAATCAGACTTCCCAGAGCAGAGCATAACCGGTAAACGCTATCGTATATTAGAGGACGGAAATAGGGAGTATGAGAGTGGGACGATATTTGATCCGGTGCGCAACAAGATAGTCAGCGGGCCAATTACAAAAGAAAATGCAGGAATCATGCAACGTGCAAGCCGAATTGCAATACATGATAAGGCAGTCGAGTCGGCAAGGTTAGGCCTCCTTCGTGGTGTGGCAGCTACTCAGTTGGTAGATGATCCACACATCGCATGGTCACACGTGATAGAGGCACAGACCGAGTTAGCAATGACACCAGATATGGGTCACGCGAGTACAGGTGCGGCAAAACTGGTGGGCCAAGCTACCCAAATGCTTGATAAGCAGGAAGTGTCAGTCGGCAAGGTTGAGGTGAACGTACTGTCATTGGATGCGGCGAGGGAGATTATCGGGATACTCGGCAATGTGGTGGATGCGGAGTGGAAAGAGGATGAATAGTGCAAGATATTGTGCAGATGTGGCGTGTTATGCAATGGACTGTGTTGGATGGTTACGATAATGTATATTATAGTGACCTTACCTGGTGAAACGGCTGGCTTGTTGACATTAGGGAGCTGTTAGCTGGTTACTTGGTGGTTGTGTGGGGTAAGTGGTGTACGTGACAGACGACGAGACCAGGGGTGTGATGGCAAGTGAGGTAGTGAGAGTGTGCGAGATATGTGTGTGGGGGTGTGCGAGAGGAGGGGGGACACGTTGGTGAGTGCTTGTTGGTGGTTTGTGTGTGGGTTCCCTTGCCTCCGAGACAGGCATATGATTAACTATGAAAGTTATGTAGAGGAGTTTTAACTATGAATAATTACTATCACATCGACGATATTTATGTTTCCGAATACAGCCACGGAAACAAAATTGGGCAGTTGACTATTTTTAGGAAGGGCGACGAGGTTTACGTGAGAAGCGAAGGTTTTGTTATAGCTACATTCCACAGACTTGACCTAGCTGTTCTTTTCGTGAAGGCTTGCAGGAATTTGGAGAACGAGATAGACGGGTAGTTGGTCATAGACAGCAAAAAATGAGTATAAGAAACGATTTTAGAGCAAAATAGGATATAGACAGAGGAGAACCTGGTGAGCAAGGATTCTAGCGGTAAACAAATAAAGAGGATACAAAAGTATATAAAGAAATGGAAATGGATAGTAACAGAGTTGGGGTGGAAGTTCAATGTTATGTACCACGAAGAAACAAGAGATATGCCAAGAGATGTGCCTGGCGGTTCTATCGCTTGTGTTGAATCTGACTTCAATTATTTGAGCGCAACAATCAACTTTGATTTATCCATAGTGAAAATGGTGAACGATTGCGATTTGCAAGGTCACATATTACATGAGCTTACTCACATTTTGGTTGATGGATTAACACAAGACAAGACACTGGAAGAATACACCGTCACGTCCATAAGCAGAATTATTCACAGGATGGGTATGTAGGTTATCGGCAATATAACGGAGAAATAACGGATGACATGTCAGCATGAAAACACTGAATTGCGCGAAAAAGTTACCGAGCGTGGTCAGTATATTATTCAGTATAGGGTGTGTTTAGACTGCGGGAAGGACTTCGGACAGTACCCTCCAAGAATATCTGGGGTTTTATATAAAGGTAAGGGTACAAATGACCGTCGCTTTGTTCGTGGTGAAGTAGACAGACATCCTACCGAATGAACGATACAATTAAAGAATTAGGTAAAGTTGCTGCGCTTGAACAGGCGTTAGTTAGGCTGGCCCAAGAGGATAGCCCAGATGGTTTTTCTGCGTTCTATTCGCTTATCTATAACCGTCCCCCCCCAAGACATGTAATGGGATGGATTAGGGATATATTCTCTGGGCATGCAGCTGATCTTGATATTGTGATTGAGGCGTTTCGTGGAAGCACAAAGTCTACTGTGATGGAAGGATTTATGGGGTTTAGGATTGGCAAAGAACCTCATAAGACCAACTTGATTATTTCAGCAGGTGGTGATGATGCCAAACAGATAGCTAAGGGCGTAGCTGGGATGATAGAGTTTAACCCTGCCTGGAAGAAGATTTACCCAGATGTCATTCCAGATAAAGCTGGCAAGTGGGGTGATGAGGGAGGGTATACCGTAAAGGATAAAAGTATCCCTTATGACAAATGGAAACAAATGACTGCTAGAGAGGGGCGTATCCCTACTATTATCGGAGTTGGTTATGAGTCTACCTATCTTCCTGGGCCGCACCCTACTGGGATTTGTTTGATTGACGACTATCACTCGGAGAAAAATACCCGTACTGATAGGGAGTCTAAAAAAGCAATCGACATTTTCACAGATACTATTATGCCGATGATTGACCAGCCTGGTGTTTGGTACATTTTGATTGGGACACCGTGGAATTTCAAAGATGTTATTGCAACGTCTAAAAAAAGTAAGTATGTGAAACACATCTTTACGCCATTGCACGACAAGAAAGGGAATTGTGTCTGGCCTGAGAAATGGACACCGGAATTTATCGAGAGACAAAGAGAGCGGGTCGGCACAGCTATTGGCTGGGCGAGAATGTATGACCTTGACCTAGAAAAGATGAGGGGATTAACTTTGAAAAAGGATTGGCTTGAGTATTACCCCCATGAAGAATTGCTAAAGTACGGACAGGATTGGCCTGTTCTTATTGGAGTTGACTATACATCGACCGAAGACCCTACCAGACAAGTTGGTGACTATTTTGCGTTGGTTGTAGCCAAAGTAATTCCTGGCGGACACGGGGTAGTGATTATAGATGGTGTGAGAGAGAAACTTCCTAGAGCAGAAGCATCAGATCACGTCATCTCGCAGGTTGGAGCATACCCAAGATTAATCTCATTGGGGATAGAAGCAATTATAACGGGTAACGAATTTTATAAAGACTTGCTTGGGAACGCAAGGTTAAAGTCTTTAAGAATTGCACCATTCCCTGTCAGGTTCAATAAAAGTAAGGGACATCGATTTGAAAACATCATGGCCCCCTTGTTCAAAGAAAAAAGAATACAACTGTCTGACAGAAAAGATAACGTATTTATAGATGCGTTTGTAGATGAGTGGCTGAACTGGCGTGGGGATAAATTAGAAAAAGACTACACCAATGACACCTTAGATGCGGTGTATGCCATGATACAACCAGATAGAGCAAAAATACATGTGACCCCAATTGGAAAAAGTTTTTCAAAAGAATATGACTCTAACCCATTTTATAGAGACACTAAAGAGATGGATAATAGACTAACGCCTACTCAGGCTTGGAGTAAAGATGGATAAAAAATTTATTAATGCAACTGAATATCTAATAGAAAAAGATGTAAAGCGTAATGAAATGCTGACTGGGATTGATGACATGATTCATGTTGACTATGAATTCCCAAAAACATTGCCTACTGAATTCAAAGATGCAATGTACATGGTCAAGTCCACAGACCCAAGAGATGCTGTCTCAACTGCACAAAGACACCTATCTTCTTCTACTCCGCAATTCAAAATAGCGCCACTTGTTGCTGACATGGAAAATAGAGCAGAGACAGATAAATTAGAATTAGCTATATCTCAACTGTATAACCTGGCTGGAAAAAGAAAACCAGGTGGACTTACAGAAGCTCTTACGTGGGAAGCGTCCAAATACGCCATGATTGCTGGACAGGTAATGTATTTACCTAGAGAAATAAAAGCCAGGAAAACTTTTGGCGGAGATACTAAAGGACTTGAGTTAGCACAACACTATGGGCCTTTCGCTGTAGAGGTACACAATGCCAAAGATGTACATGTCCAATACTCATCCTGGGGGCCAGAGATGGTTTTGCTTCATAAGTTGATGCCAACTCGTGAGGTTTTGCAACTTTTTGGACAACATGCTAAGAAAGTTAAAAAGGCATTTGATAAAGATGGGGGTTCTGAGTGGGCTACATTATTTGACTTACAGGAACCAGGTCGTAGGTGGGTCGGTTGCGTTTTACACGCCAGCCCAGTATTAGCATCTACCCCCCAAAATGCGATTCCTATTCTAAACGGAGAAGATACCGGATTAGATTTCTTGAATTGGTTTGTGCAGATGAGTGGTACGATGTCAGAAACAGCATCAGAACATCAACTTATGCCGATGCTGAAATCCGTATATGATTCTGGACAATGGCAAACGCAATGCGCATTAGAATCTTTGATATTCACAAAAGTTATCGGATTACACTATGCCGCTACGGTAGGAATAGAAAGCCCCACCGGTGAAGTACCAGAAATAATTGGGACTTTAGAGCAGCCGATTGTACATATTCCGTTTGGTGGCAAATTGATTCCTATTGATGTAAGGGCATTAGATCAAGGTATGCTAATGCTTTCAGATAGAGTTTCAGCCAGAATAGATAAAGCTACTGTGCCAAGACAAATTCAGACTGGAGAATTCCCAAGTGGAACGCCAATGGGCGCAGTTAGTATTATTACTGAGACTGGGATGCAAACCATAAATCCGTTTAGAAATGCAGCGGCTAGAGCAATCGCAGAGATAGCTTGGCTGTTCTTCGCTTTTATTAAAGCAGACGGAGACCCATTGATAGTTGATGCAACTGGTAATGGGAACCAGGTTATTATAGACCCAGAAAATTACGACCTAAAAGATATGTATATAGATGTAACATTACAACCCAAGCAACCTATTGACTTAGTTGCCAGAGTAAACGCTGCTCAGATGCAAATTCAAGCTGGTGTACCAAGAGTTCGGGCATTTGAAACAATGAATGTTACTGATCCACAAAAAGCAGTAGACGAATCAAAGCAAGAGGCAATTGATGATACCGTGTTTGCCGGAAAGTTGGGTGTTATAAAAGCAGGGTTCGATGCTGAGGCACAAGCTATATTAATGCAAGCTCAACTACAGGCTCAGCAACAAGCGATGCAAGCACAACAGCAGCAGGCTCAAGGAGCTGGTGGACAGGGGTTTGATCCGTCACAAGGCGGAACTTCGCCAGTAAGAGCTGGCGCACCAGTTAGGGAAGAGGTTACTGGAGAAACTCCAGAAGGAATACCAGTATGAACCAGAGAGAGTTTGAAAAGGCAGTTGAGGAAGCAAAAATAAAAGCTGATTTATTAATACAAGAAGCGATTTCTGCTTTCTTGGGGAAAAGAGCTATGCGGAAAGAGGAGATAGGAGAATTTAATGGCAGTCAAGAGAGTCAGAGCCAAATCGGGCGATAATATTTGGACTATTGCAAAACGGCTTGGAATAACTAACGCCAGAGAAGTCGCTGCGTTACAACGCAAAATCGGAACCCCTCGTGCCGGAGTAAGATATAGAGTAAATTTAAGACGAATAAAAGAACAAGGACGCACAGGGGGGCTGGCGTTTTTTGCAGGACAAGGTATTTCCTCTACCGGTGTTGAGGGAGGCCCTAATTTAGCTCTTAATCGAGAGGGTTCTATTGTTACGGAGGGGGCTACTCAGGGATTAGGAACAGAACAAGTAATGGGACTTGATGTTCCATTAGGAACCAGTGCGGCGCTTACTCAATCCCAACAGTCTGCAAGCAATTTGTTGGCCGGAGGAGGAGACCTACTAACTTCAAAATTTGGGACACAGTTAACTGGAAGCCAAGCGACACAAGCACAAGTTCAGGCATCTTCTTCCCAGGCAGCATCTAACCTGGCAACAGCGTCAGATATTCAGGGGTTAACGGGACAGCAGCAAGTAGACCTTATTGGAAAACTACAATCACAAAATCAGAGCATCTCACTTCCAACAACAGAAAATGCTAGATTGGGCGCGTTGCAGGGATTCAAACCAACCGAACTCCCGAAAATAGGTTTTGCCCCCACAGAAAAAAATGTATTAGGTGCAACACAGGGGTTTAAGCCAACACCTAAACCAGAATTTGCTCCTACCACAACAAACATATTAGGGGCAGCGCAAGGGTTTAATCCTATACCAGTAGGTACTCCCCCTACTTTGCCACCAACACCACAAGAGAAACTTACCCCTCAAGACCAAAGAGTAAGAGACCTTTATAGAAATGAACAAGTTGAACGCAGGAATGTTGTACAAACAGAGGCTACCACAAAACGAATTTTAGACGCGGCTGAAACTGGAGATAGAAGTTTGCTTCCAGTTACATTAACAAACCGCGTCGCTTTAGACCTAGCACCTATTTGGAGAGATCAGTATGATTCGATTCAGGAATGGATGGCCGTCATGGGTTATGAGGAAACAGCCGAAGGTGTATGGAATAAGTTAGAGAACAGTGTATATGAAGCTGGCGGACAAGATATGTCCATGTCAACTAATCCGTTGCTTACAACAGGAGGGGGTTCTAGGAGACGCAGTGGTAGTGGTAACTACTATAGCGGTGGTACGAGTCAGGGTGGATATAGTTACGCGCCTGGACTTGTTAGTTGGAGAATAAAACTATAATGGTAGACTTTTCAAAATTAAAAATTACTGGCGGAACCGTTGATCCCGATGCAGCTAGAAGGGCTAAGTATAGTGTAGAAGGTGGATACGAACCCCGCTCGGGTGATATTAATGAACTCCCGAACTACGAAAAGCTAACTCGTAGCGAAAAATGGATCATGGGTAAACTTCCAGGGATAGCTGATACTGGATTCGGTAAGGTGCTAGCTGATTTCAATGAGGGGTGGGCAGGAAAGGCGTTACAGAAGTTAGACATCTTAGCAGAAGGCGCAGAAAGAACATTCGGGTTGGGGGCGCAATACTTAGATGCTTTAGGTGATGACGAAAAGCTAAACGAGCTAAAAACTAACCTGTCTGCTGCATGGCAAGCCGGTTCTTTAACGTCAGATTTCGCAAGAATTCCAGAGATAAGAATAGACGATGATGGAGTTAAGTTTTCTGTACCAGACGATTTACCTGGTATGGAGGGAATACTTACTGCAAGGCGAAGAATAATAAACGGTGAGTCCTTAGAAGATGTTCGCGGAAGCATGATGGATGATTTGGGGGCATTGGCTATTCGTTCTCAGATACAGGACGTATTCCAACATATAGTAGGAGACCCCCTGTTTATTGTGGGAAAGTATGTAAAACCTATTGAGTTTCTAAATACAAAAATAATAAAAGCCGCTACGACAAAATCTCTACCGAGTGATTTAGCAAGAATAACTGGTGATTTTGAAGACCTTACAAAGTTAGCAAAACAGGCTGATAACTTAAAAGATTTAGCCAAACTAGAAAAAATAGCTAGTAAGGCTGATGATATAGAAAAGCTAGAAGCCATTGCTAAACTAAGGAATATTATTGATGATCTTCCTGAGAATATAACGCTTACCGAAAAGTTAGCTGAGCTTACACAAAACATAGAAACATTTGAAAAAATGTCTTGGGCAGAACAAAAACTATTACAGTATTCTGGAAACTTAAAGGGACTAGATACCCCATTTGATGAACTGAAAGGATTTCAAAAGGCTTTACGAAGATATAATCCATTATCTCTTACTTCCCAGGCTAGAGCATCAGAACTTTTCACCAACATTATAAATCATTTTTCTGTATACGCACTAGCAAAGAGTGATGACCCACTTGAGTTTATGCGAATACTGAGAAGAGCATCGGATGGTACTATCGGCGGCGATTTAGGACACATGGTAGCTACGCCAACAGGAAGGATATTTCAGGGGTTGATGAAAAAATCAATTTCTGATGGAGAGAGCTTGTTGCGCACATGGGAAAAGTTAGGAGAGTTTGAAAGACCGTTACTTGAAATGCTTACTGGCGTTTTAGGGGACTCTGCACCAAAAATATTTCACCAACTTAAGAATGGTGAGGGGCAACAAATATATAGTCGATTAGCCGAAGCTATGACTGAGGAACAACGTCTTGGCATAGAGGATATTCTTAAGATTAATGGAAAGGCTGGACTTAGCGCCGAAGTCCTAGAAAGCATAACAAAGTCACTTGGAGACGGCGTTGATTTATTTGATGTGGACTTCTTTAAGGGAACAGTATTGAATTCTATGATTGACAATTTATCAAAACAGGCAGTAATTCAGTATGGAGTAAAGCAACAGGGTTTTGTGAAACAAATTGCTGATACAGTAAAAGCAGCAGAATCTCTAGCATATCTTAGGCTCAACCCCGCATATCCCATAAAAAACCTCGTTAATAATGTAGCCACTTCTATTGCTGACGGAAACTTTGGTGTTGTGTCTATTAATGAAGTCGAAAAGTTTTACGACACGTTAGGCTTCATTCCTGCTAGAGCAGAGGAAGCGTTTACCGCTGCCGGATTAGCTCAACAGACGGTAGAGGGTGTCAGGAAAGCTTCTTCTGCCGCGGCAGAAGCACTTCAAAGAGGCCAACAATCTATATATGAAATTGTTCGTGGAGAGAGGGGGTGGTTAGGTAAGGTAGCTGATAAAATTAGAGATTTCTCTGTATCCGACCTGGTTGGCGCTGAGAAAAAGTGGGACTTTGGTATCTGGGCGCAAGAGATTGAACGTGGTGCGTCGAAACGTTCTCTATATTTGGGATATACAAAGTTTTGGGGAAAATACGCAAAGACAGGAGTAGGATTATCGTCTGTTGCGGATTATGATAAGGCACTTGCCGGTGTGTTGGGGACAGACCAGTCTAAAATAATCGAAACTGTTTTAGAAGGCGTAATGAACGAAAAGGATTTAATCTCAAAGGTTTTTGAGAGTGACAATCTTGCTCTGAATATGCCTAATATTGTAAGGGGTGCTGAGAAAAAACTAGGAGTAGAACTTGGCGATATACTTGGAGATGATTTCTTATTCTCTATTCAAGATAATATAGTAGCTGCCGCAAAGAAAGGCGAAACAGCACTAAACGATGTTATGTTACAGACATCTAATAAAATGGAGAAGCACATATCAGAAATGGTAGATAGAGCCGTTGAGGTAATGGTTGATCAAGCTGCTTCGAGGGCAAAAACGGAAGGGCCAGGAGCTTTTACTGGATTATGGTCTGACTTATCAGATAGTACATACGCGACTAGTAGTAGGCATGCTATTGAGACAAATAGCATTGTCGCTGACATCAAGAAAGGTACAGACCCAGCTATAGCAGACATCGCCTGGAGAAAATATTTTCAGGATGCAGATAACTATTGGGGTAGATTTTGGGATAAGCAAGAAAAAATCGTAAATAAAGTATCTAAGGTATATGGAGGGAATCAAGGAAGAAGAGTTGTTTCTAACTTCAAAGAAATCCGTAAAGAGTGGAAGGGTTTTTATAACACGAGAAAACGTTTGTGGAATAACTATAGCGATGCCAAAATAGCAGGCAAAACTCCTAAAAAGACATATCGGGCGATACTTGATGAACTCGACACAAAATACACAAACGCCATTGCAACAGAAGATAGAATTGCCAGAGAGATAGATGACCTTTTAACAGAGGCTTTGCCAGAAAATCAAAGATTGCTTTTTAAGCACACAAGAGATCAAATTGCTGATATGCGATTGAGTGACAGAGAGTATGTCGCTGGTTTTAGAAAGTCGTTAGACGGGTTAAGCCCCTCTGAGATTGAAGATGCGTATCAAGTGTTCTGGAAACAGAGGATGAAAAATTATTCAGACCTTTGGCAAGAGGAACAAAAAGCATTAGCCGCTGTTGAGGGAAGCAGAAAAGCGCAATCGACATATAAGCTCAAAACACAAGAAGAGGCTTTTCAGGCAGGAGAAGCATTAGACGATGTTTCCGATACAGCACGGGCGGTAGAGGGAGTTGTAGATACTGCAAGAGTAGCGGAAGAAGTTCCAGAGGGAATATCAAAAGTACACATACCAGACTTTCACTCTATTGTAAAAAGAGAGCTTTCCGCTGGGTCAGCCTATGATGAATTATATTACAACAGAGGTATACCTGCTCTTAACGCACTAAAAGAAAGTGCGCTAGAAATAGCAAGAGACAAGCCACTTAAATTTGTTGACTTAGCACCAGAAGCACAGAAAGGCGTAAAGAATTATGTATCCCATGTTCAAGGGCAAATGAGCGATTTACGTTTAGGTGCTTTGAAATATGCAGAATATACCAGAGATTCGGCGTTACTCAATTACAGCAGAACAACAAATATGGATAACTGGTTACAGACTATAGTTCCTTATGAGTTCTGGACTATGCACACAGCATGGAATTGGGCATTGCGTACAGTAGACCGAACACACGCAGTAGCAAATATACTTAGACTAAAGAAGTTTACTGACACGGGTTTTAGACCCGAGTCTGGATTTCCCCAAAGACTAAAAGGACACTTAAGAATAAAAACCCCATTCTTGCCAAAAATATTCGGTGATTGGATAGGTGACGAGTTGTTTGTTAATCCTATGGGTGTTGCTATTCCTATAGATAACTTTACTAGACCATACGAAGAATATTTAGGACAAGAACGTAGAGATGAAGGGGCAGCCGAGAGGGTGTTGGAAGAGTTGTTAGGAGACGGACAAATAACACAAGACGAATATACAGAAGCTATAAATGCGCACGCTGGTGCTGCCTGGGAAAGGGCGGTTGGATTAGCAAGACAAGACGATACGGAAGGTAGAATGAACGCTTTTGACCTAGGTTCTATGCTTCTTAGTCCTCATGCTCCAATTATGTGGGCGTATAACGAGTCACAGGGCAAACAAGTACAAGAAGGTGCTTTTACACCATTAGGGAGGTCTCTAAGAGGGATTGCTGGTCTTTTTGGTGTAGACACTAACGATATGCCCGTTCTCGGTATTGGTGGAAAGATACGGCAGTCTATAGGGCTTGCGCCATTTAGCGAATGGGACGATTATCGTATAGATAGAATGATGGTGAATATGTTGTCTGATAAGGAAGTGATAGATGGTATTCCTGTTACGATTGACGCTTTGCAGAGAGCTACCATAGAACGTGCTGGGCCATTATACGAAGAGGCGAAAAGACGCTCATTGATAGAGTCAGGAATCAATTCTCTTGGTTCAATTACGGGTATTCCTACAAAGTCGTATCCTCCTGGCGAAGAAAATGTTAGAAAACAGAAAGAGCTTTATGAAAAAATGTATGAGAAGTATGAGGCCGGAGATCACCAAGCCTACGGTAGATTTATAGAAAAGTATCCTGAGTACGAGGCGCGTATTGGTTTATTTAAGACACCAGAAGAGAGAACTAGGTTGTTTGTAGTAGACCAGATGTGGGACACATATAATGGATTGACGAGTTTAGATAAGAGAGAGGTAAGAGAACGACTTGGCGATGACTTTGTAAATGCTTTTTTGAACAATGAAACTCGATCCACAGATAGCCTACCGGTAGAAATGCTTTCATCGTGGCTAACTATGATGGGTGGAGATCCCCCTGGTTCTTTGGGAGATGATGCAGTTCCTATTAATTTTGCACCTCCTGAGATAGGGCAAGTTGCTCAATTTTTCTACGACTATAGATCACAGTCGTTTCCAGACTATTTTGAGAAACAAAACTTATATTACAAAATGGATAAGGGCGGTGCTAGGAAAACATATCTTAGACAGAACCCTGACTTAAAGGCTTACTGGGATTGGAAGTGGGACTTCCTAGAAAGAAACCCCAGTGTAGCACCATATTTGTCAGAAAACCCGCCCACATACGCGTCTCCGCAAGCACTACAAGAGGCTTTTGGCGCAGAGCCAAATGTAACACCGCAAGAGTTAATAGCGTCGCTTGGCGAGCCTACATTCAATCAGATAGTAGACTTTATTATCGACGGAGACCCGCTAGATACATTCGTGACTAACAAATTAGATGCGATAACAGCACAAACAGGTATAGAAGAGGACGCAATAATCAACCAAGTAGCCAGTTCAATCGGTCGTTAGAACTTGCGTTCTAACAAAAAACCTGCTACAATAGGAGTAATGACAAGTGGAAATGATCCCATTAAAAGAAATCAGATGTCCGAGTTGCAATAAACTATTGTTTAAGGCGCAGGGCGAAAAACTAAAAATAGAGATCAAATGCCACAGATGTCATAAGATAATTGTTTTCACAGGAAACAAAAGAACGCCAAGAGCGTCATAACTCTTGGCTTTTTTTATTAACTATGTAAGGAGAAAAAAAACAAATGAATGAAAATGAGGAAGGCACTCAGACTCAACCGGAGGGCAATGCTGTGGCACAGCAAAACCTTTCTGCGAGCGAAGAGGTTCAGCCACTTTCTCAGCCCAGTTCGGTGAGTAAAGCGGATTTTGAAAAGTTAGTTGGTGTGGTGACGGACTTGTCTAAACAAGTAAAAGGACGACAATCCAGAGCAGACAAGTTTGAAAACACAATGACTACTAAATTGAATTCCCTGGGAATTGAGGTAACACCAGACCTGCAAGAGAAACTAGCAGTGATGGACTTGCAAGAAAAGGTGAATTATCTCACAGACCAACTTGAGGGAACGGTAGAAGCCACTCCCCAATCTCAGACCTCAGTGGACTACGCAGAGATCATTAGAAAGGCAAATCTTAATCCATCCGACCCAAAGATAGTAGAGCTTGCATCGCAGTTCTCAACAGACACAATCGGTTTTGCTATCGAAGTCGGAAAACTAGGGAATGCTCCTCCGCCTCCTGCTGCCGGCGTTACAATTCCGGCAGGGACGGGGAACCCATCAGTGGACGCAGATTTATCGGAATTGCAAGAATATATTAAAAACTACACAGAAGCCCTTAATAGCGGCAATACCAATAAGGCAAATCGTATCCAGTCAGAGGCGCGTAAAAAACACGCTAATGCCTGGGACAAAATCGAATGGGAATTTGATTGATTGTCGTTAGCAGGGGTAAGGAGTAAAATATGACTATTCACGGACGGGTAGACAGTTATGATAATACTGTCCCCCAAAAGAGGATGGTTTCAGATCGAATTCAAAAAGCTGACGTCTTTGAACGTCGGACTATTGATGCGCTTGGGCTAGACAATATGAGCAAGTTCCGCTTTGTCAACAAACCACATCGTCAATACGAGTGGCTTGAAGATACTTATGTAGGAACTTCTGACTCATTGACTGCCGCAGGTGGACTTCACTCATCTTCAACCGCAACAACTTGTTTGGTAACGACCCCTGAAATTTACAATGTTGGCGATGTTATTTTAATCGACGCAGAATTCATCTGGGTTGCAGCAGTAGCTACAGCCACCGGCACACTGACATTAGTTCGTGACAGGGGCGGAACGCAAGCGACTCACACCGACAGCACCACTGTAACCATTGTGTCTAATGCGCGACTAGAAGGCACTGATGCTGACGACTCACCAACTACCGAAGCAACCAGCACAACCAACAACTCACAGATTTTCCAACGGACTATCGAATTGTCTCGTTCTGACCAGTTGTTCCCTCTTTATGGGATTACTGAGTTAGAGGATTACTACATTGATAAGAAGATGGATGAATTAATCATGATGCTTAACAAAGTCCCGTACTATGGGATTAGGCAATCTGGTTCTAGTTCTCACTCTCAAGGGCGTGGGGCTGGTGGGTTTGAGCAATACATCTCAACTAACGCTACTGCCGCTGGTTCGGTTGACTTGACCAGAAACCACATCGACGACGCATTGGAGGATTGCTACAACGCTGGCGGTATGCCAGATGCACTTTTCTGTAGCACTTTCCAGCAAAGACGACTTAATCAGATTTATGAAGGTTTTATCCGTACAGAGAGAACCGAATCTGTTGGTGGAAACTTGATTAGCACTCTGATTGACCCGATTGGTGGAAATCCTATCCAAGTAATCGTAGACCGACACTGTAAAGCAGCCTCAATTTATCTAATTGATAGAAGTTATTGCGGGTATATCACAATTGACCCATTCTTCTATGAACGATTAGCTAAGACTGGTGATGCTGACTCAGGACAAGTGGTTGGAGAGTATGGGTTCGTGCTATCGTTTGAGAAGGCTCACGCCTATATCAGCGGTCTTAATACAGCATAAGGAGGTTTACAATGGTTAAACGTTACCTTCCTGGCCCAAAACCAGAAGAAATCAAAATCTGGCGCTCAAAAGAATTCAACATCGACAACGGCTCTACTACTACTGACGACGACGTTTGGGCGCCTCCTGGCGAAATCAAAGTTGTTGGAGTCAGAGCAGTTTACACCGAAGCATCCGACTCAAGCATGGAAGCAGCTAATTTCAAAGTAGGAACCGCTGTAGGCGGAGCGCAGATCGTTGCTGCTACTGACTTAGAAGAGGCTAAATCTGTTGGAACCTACACAGATGCAACCATCGTTGAAGGTGCTGGCGTTGTGCTTGCAGATGGAATTCTGGCGGTACGCCACACAGGTATAGCAACTACTCAGGTAGGAAAGTACCGAGTACAGATTGAATACTTGTAATAATAACTATGAGGGGGAGAGCAATCTCCCCCTTCAGCACTTTAAAAACATACACAAAGATGAAATGTGTTTACTTTTAGGAAACGGGCCGTCTTTAGCAGAAATCCCGTTAGAGTTTCTACAGAAAAATATCACGATTGGAGCAAATACTATCTTCAAAGGATTTACCCCAAACTACTACACAGCAGTAGACACAAGAGTATTCGTAGAATTCAGAGAAGAAGTAGATCGGATGAGTTCAATCAAGTTCTTCCCCTCACCGAAGTTAGAAATGTGGATTGGAGAAGATACTTATTTCTGGGATCATAAAGAAGTAGAGATGCCAGGAAACCTTGAAACAGGAATAAACTATCACTGCATCATGCACGTTCAGATGCAGATCGCAGACTATATGGGCTTTTCAAAGATACTTACTGTGATAGACCACTCAGTTGATAACAGAGAGAAGTTTTGGGGAGTTGATGAAGCACAACCTGGTATAGGAAAAATAGATAAATGGGCAGAAGGATACAAAAAGATACGAGAAGGAATTGGTGCAGAGATGTATAACATTGCTCCGCTTACTAGACTGCCAGACAGAATTATTCCCTGGATGCCACTATGAATTTCTATTGCTATAACCACCAGAATAAAGGCGATGTGTACATAAAAGCACTAGTTGATGCAGGACACCATCATGCAGACAATATGGATGCAAGTTCATTCCTTCTAATAGACATTGATGTATTATCCAGACGAAGATATATCGACCACTACCAAACAACCGGAGAGAATGTTTTTCTTTATCCCCACACAGGCAGACCTGTTTTACAGTGGGACGGTATGTATGAACCACACCCGCACGTAACAGCAGTGTTTACCACGGGCAAAGGCGGGATGAATGTTCCGAGACGTTATGGATTTGAGAAACCTATCCACGCAGTTGGTTGGACATTCTGTAAGCTGAAAGATTTTCAGCCATGTGAACACCCTAAGAAAGTTTTGTATGCGCCTATCCATGTAAACGGAAACGGCTTTATGACAACAAGAGAGCGACTTACAAATGCGGACGTATTCAAAAAACTCTTAGAAGCAAAAGATATTGAATTAACTGTTAGGTACTTACATTATCTTGAGTGGAACGGGTTATGGGAGGTTCCTGGGGTTACTTATGTTCAGGGACAACCAGACCAGTCCACCAAAGAAATAGACGAATCTGACGTGATTATATCTCATCAAAACATGGGATACCTGGCGGTTGCTAGAGGAAAACCAGCGATGTTTATGTCAGAAGAAAAGGTTCCGATAAGCGGTAACAACCCTAAAAATGTAAAGACGGTTGCTTCTTGGGACAAATACAAAGATGAATTGATGTTTCCGCTGGATTTTATGGCAGAAGGAAGTGCTAGAGAATTACTTAACGCCGCCGGAAAAGACAATAAAGAAGTTGCTGACTGGAGAGAAACGTATATAGGAAGTCAGTTTAGTAGCGAAAAGTTTGTGGGCATATTGGAAAGCTATCTATGATAAGAGAACATCGCAATAGATTTGAAGGTGGTAAGGCTCTAGTAGTGCTAGGTGGCCCAAGTGCCAAAGACTGGAGAGATATAAAAGCCGATGTTGTTATTGGTGTAAATGGTGTCAACCAAAAGATAAAGAAACTTGATTACTGGCTGTGTACCGAGAACATGAATTACCCAGTAAAGATGTCAAAGAAAGGCGAACAACGATACGTTGAGATTATGGAAATGTTCCAGACTACTGGAGCAAAACAAAGGTTAGTGAATTCAAAAAGTTATCAATATCTCGCTGACAAGATAGGTGTACTAACAATTGATAGGATCGGGGTAGAAGCAGAAGATTTACACCGGTACAGCTTCAGGAGATACGAGGAAGGCTTTATCAACGGTTCATTATTGAAACACTCAGAGGGGATGAGAGGGGCAGTTAGGGTAGGAACTGTAGCTTTACAAGCGATTCATCTTGCTGGAATATTAGGGTGTGACGAAGTTCATACAATCGGATTTGATTTATGCCTTCAGGACACGCACCACTGGTACAAATATCCAGTCTATGAACAAACTAGGTTTTTTACAGAGGATATGTTTATTGATTATAAAGGACTTAAGACAATGTGGTTTTGGGTAGAAACCGCAGAATATATGAAGACAGCCGACGATGTTATGCTCAGTGACGGGCTAAAGTGGACTGACCATTCTGGTGGGTTGTTGGAGAAAGAAGGATTACGGTGCAGTGTTACATAGGAAAAACGCTAATAGAAGAAGATAGATTTTCAGAGTTTTTAGAACACTCTCAATTTTGTGAGATGTGTGGAAGAGGAGCTTATGTCAAAGAGGAAAAGAACGCGAAAAGGGAAGTATCAATCCGTAGTAGACGGCTTGGATGGGAAAGCACCGAAGAGTCGTAATACAGTAAGTTATGCAAAAGGAACAACAAAGCATAATACCGTTGAATTGAAGTTGCGCTCAGACCCGATTTGTTTCGGATTTCCGATGGACGAGTTGATGTTTTCTAAGTTCTTCGTGAACAGCATTACAAACTTGAATATTATGCCGTGGGATTCGTTGATAACTACTCAAAGCACATATTTACCAGCGGCAAGAAATTTAGTTCATAACAGTTTTTTGAAGGAAACAAGTACCGATTGGTTAGTGATGGTAGATAGCGATGTGTTAGTGCCTCCCTGGTTTGTCGACAAGCTCTTGAAATACGACAAGTCCTTAGTGGGTGGGTGGTATCACCACAAAGATCCAGAAAGTATAGGAAACGAGAAGATTTATCAACCAGTGGTATATGATTATATCAACACAGAAGATGGAATAAACAATTACCGGCGCAAACACATCCCAGGGAAAGGTCTAGAAAGGGTTGACGGGCTAGGCGCTGGTTGTTTATTAATGAGACGAGATTTAGCAGAAGCATTGGGAGAAAGTCCTTACGACATGAATTCAGGTGGAGAAGATTTGGTGCTATGTAAGAAGGTGTATGATTTAGGGTTTGATATTCATGTCGATTGGGATATGTCATGCGCACATATTGGAGTTTCGTATGTCTGAAGGAACAGAATATGATAATTGACCGCATCCTGAAAATTCAAAATGTTGCTGGTGCTACTGGCAACGGCAAGGAATATCTATGTGAAGGCGTGGTTTGAAGCCACATAAGGAGTAAAGTATGAATAAATTTAATGTAGAACAGGTTTCTGCGGATGCGGTTGTAAAAGCGAAACCAGCAACCATAATGGCAGTTCTTTTGACTGCGCCCACTAACGATGCTGATATTGTTTTGTACGATAACACCTCGGCTGCCTCTGGCACAAAAGCAATTCAAATATCGGCACTGAACGGGACAACCTCTTTCGTAGACTTAGCAAAACTCGGTGGCATAAAGTGTTTATTGGGCATCTATGCTGATATTACAGGAACAAACGCTGCATGCACCGTATGGTATGAGTGATGATTTTTAGCGATTTACTTCAAAGAACCCTACGAGCATTGGGGCAAATACAGGTGTCTACAGCTACAGGTGGAACTACTACCACAGTGGTTGATACCAAGCAAATAGATAGACAAGAGGAAGATGATGTCTGGAAAGAAGGCACTTTGTTTATCGTGCGTGATACTGCTGGCACTGCACCTCAAGGCGAATTTCAGAGAATATCAGCATACGATGATACTACTGGAACATTCACGGTAGATACTGTATTTTCAGCATCTCCGGCCATTGGTGATCGGTATGGGTTCATTGATGATATTTACCCGTTACACGACATGATAGAGATTTGCAATGATGCGCTAGCAGACTTGGGAGATGTCCCAGAAACAGACACGACCACGATTGATACGGTTGCAAATCAGACAGAATATGATTACGTTGTTGCGTGGAAACGTAAACCACCACTATCCATTGATTTTCAAGGAAAAACGGGTGACACTAACGATAATTTATGGGAAGGCGTTCCACACTATAGACTGATTCCTGGCACTGCTGGTTCAGCGTCTACACTTGAATTAGTCCCACAACTTACATCGGGTAGAGATATAAGAGTTGTTTATATGGGGACACATACCCGCCTGAATGATTTTGACGATGTTGTTAGCGAGTTTATCTTTCCTGGTTTAGCTGTAGCTGTATGCACATTGGCGGCAATCGACTTTCAGATAAATACGGCTGGCGCTGGAGAAGAATTAGAGCAAAGGTATAACAAAGCGGCCGATAAACTGGACAGGTTTATGAGAAGCCATAGAATATGGCGACCGACTAGAAACCAAAGGATATTAAGTTGGCCGCAATAAAATGTTATCCTGGCGTAAAAAACCATACCCATGAACTTAGTCTAGAAGATAGAAGTGGCTATAAATGGGGACTAAGACTTCACCAGGGAGTAAGGTCGTTACAAGAACATTCCCAAACCCCGTCTACGATTCAGTTTACCGGCGGTGGGACTAAGTTTGGTGACTATGAACCTGGAATGTCACATATTGAGCAAAGGACTTGGGAAGGGGGCAGGGGTTCTGATGACTTTTCGCAAGACCCTACCCGTTTCTGGGATAGCCAAAATTTGTTTACATTCTTAGAAGGAAAAGTATTTCCTACATTCCAGTGGCGTTTGCCTACAGGACTGAGAGAAGATTATCGTTACTTACAACAAGATGCTGCCGCATTTACATGGCAACCCCTTACTGGAAGCAACCGATTCATGTCGGATGATTTCACAGTGGGTGGTTCTAACTTTGGGGCAGACAATGCCTATATTTGGCTTCGCAGAATCGGCTCCCCTGGCACATTAACAGTAAAGATATATACAGATACCGGCGGCGAACCTAATGCAGCCGTGACAAGTGCTTCTGCGACAATAACCACCACCACAATCACAGATGTTATTAGCCAGTGGAGGGTTTTTGATTTATCTGCTGCGAGCGATTTGACTGCTAGCACTAAATATCACATAGTTGTATATGGGGCTTCAACAGATGGAGAAACTAACAGGTGGGAAATTGGGGTAGATAGTGGCACTACTGGCTCTAAATCTTCTACCGCCGGCTCTACGTGGGCTACAGCAGGTTATACGATGTTCTTTAGAATCACTGACGCTGACACAAAAAGAGAACTTATTCCATTTGAGATGAATGGGGCGTTATTGTGGGTTGATAAATTAGCGAGTGGTGGTGCAAGCAATTTATATCTGAATGGAGATATAGGAGAAGCTACGGGTGGGACAACCACTACGGTAATAGATACTGATAATGGGCTTGAAGGTTCTTGGATAGACGACCAGTGGAATGGATATAGAATAAAGTTTGTATCAGGAACGGGCAAGGGGCAGGATAGCCTTATCACAGACACAGTTGCTACCACAGACACAATTACCGTTTCTCCGGCGTTAGACATCGCTCCCTCGACAGATACGGTGTATGTTATTTATGCTGGAAATGCTTATCAGGCTTTTGCTTCTGGGACAACTGGGTTAGGTACAGTAAAAGACGTTGCTGTGATTAATAATATTTCTTATTTTGCACAAGGGGCATCGGATGCAATTAGAAGTATAGATATAAACTTTGGTGCTTCACCACCTGTTCTGAGATATTACGACGACTCTGTGTTTGCAGACGGGTTTCATGTATTCCACGACCCTGTGGACGGCCCGCAGATGTGGAGATTTGAAAATGATGATGTGGATATTTCCAGGTCTAATGCTGTAGCGCAAGCTGCTGATTTTGCATTCGGGACAGAAATAGAAATAGGTAACGACAACCAAGATATTATAAACGTCATAGATTATGATAAACGAATTATGGCATTCAAAGGGGACGGGGTTTACACTGTTAGCAACGATAGGGCAGACAGATTGAATGTTGGATTAGACTTTATTAAAACAAGCAATAACGGACAAGCGGCTTTATCACATAAAGAGTTTCTATTCTTTTCGTGGGCAGACTTCTCATTACAACGCAGGTATGGTTCAACGTTAGACAGTGTTGGTTATGATGCGGGAAGGGGATTACCGTCAGCAAGGAAAGGAAAAGTCGCTTGGATGGCATCTCATCCTGTAGGTTTGTTTGCTTGTGTAGACGCTGGTTCTGGGACTTCCTCTCTCTTATTTAGAGATGATAGAAACCAAGCATGGCATGAAATATTCCGCGCTCCTGGGGCAGGACAGAGAATTAGAAGTATTCATTGGCAAGATAATCCTGGGACACGTCCTCGATTGTGGATTGAGTGTAACGGAGAATTATATTTCCAAGAATGGCCTCAAGGAACGCTAAATCCATTAGAGGACAGTAACGTAAATTATGCTCCCGAGGGCGTTATCGAGTTAGCCGATATAGATATGGGGTCAGCAAGACTGCCTAAATTCATAAAAGAGTTTACTTGTTTGACGGAAAACTTAGCAACTGGAATTGAGATACGCGCAGAAGTACAGGTTGACGACTTTGAGAATCAATATATCGATAGCTCAACTTGGTTTCCATTAGAGGCATTTTTAAGTAGTCCAGAGTACACGGTTCCGGTTAGTTTAGGAGAGGTTTTTAAGGTAAGGATAAGACTTAGATTTTTAACAAGTACACCCGCTACTCCGCCGGTTCTAACCGCAACTGTTTTAGAGGGATATGCAAGAACGCCAGTAAAACGACAGTGGATAATGCGAATAAGGGTGCATGGAAACCAACGGGTATTGGGTGGTTCAACTAAAGACCATAACCCAGATGATTTATTGGCATGGCTTTATGAAGCATCCGTAAGCTCTAAGCGGATAGAAATGCGTTCTTTATGGAAGAACATGGATAAGATATTTATTATTGTAGAACCGCCTAGTTTATTTAGGGACTTCTCTAATAACGTTCGCAAAATCTGGGGTGGGACAATCCAGATAACATTGAGGGAAGCGTGAGCTTTAGATATAAAAAGAGGTCAAACCGTACCCCCACAATGAATTTGGATCGGTTGAAACCTCCCCTTACAGGAGATGATCCCCCTTTGACTGGGTGGGTACATGGCATTGATGCGTCTGACCTTGAAGAGCGATTTGCTAGAGGATTAGACAATGCTGGAATTGGGTATAAATTCAAAACATTGATACCTACCGCATTTTCTTTGCCTAGAGAGTCTAAAGAGCTTGACTTCTTGGTTCCGTCTTTGATAAGACCGGTAGAAATAGACGGAGAGATTGGACACAAAACATCAGCACAGCAAGCCAAAGATGCGTTAAGAGATGCACAACTTAACCCAGAACTAAGAAAAATGGGGTATAACGATATAAAGCATATACTGTGGAATGAATTAGAGACACAGGAATTAGCAGACCGTGTGGCGAGGGAATTAATATGACCGACTTATATTTTACAGAAAGCCCAGTTGAAATGATTGCCGGTGAAACAGTTACATATTCGGTGTTATTTTTGGGAACAACGGATGTGACAAGTCCGGTAGTAACTGTGTTTTGGAAAAAGAAGAATGTTACATCTGATGTAATGCCGTCCGGTTCCGCCTCTGCTAGTGGAAATGTAGTAACTATGAAACCATTAGTGGCTTTAGAAGAACATGCAGGAAACTTAGAGGTTAATTTACAGGTAACTAGAGGGGGAAACACGGAGCTAAGAAAGGGAGAGTTTAGAATAATAAAGCAACAGGGAAATACATAATGCCATCTAGCGAAGAAATTACTGCTATTATATTCAAAGAAAATCCATCTAACCAGGACAAAAAACTGGTTCAGGATTGGATTTCTGACGCAAGCGGCAAACTTAAAAACTTTTCTGGGGCGGATAATCTTGATATTGCTCACTTAAATGCAGAAAGTGGTGATTTTAGAATTACTCCTCCGTTATACACAGCCAACCTTATCCTAGATGCTGGGGGGGGAAAACAGGACATCGACACCGCCACATCAACATGCGTTATTTGGCAGGAATTGGAATATAATCACGGGCCTCTTGTTACATGGGATAGTTCGGAACCTACCAGAATATACATTAAGGGCGGTAGCAAAAAGAAGGTCTTATTATTATCAGTGTTCGCTCAATGGGAGGCTAATTCTACCGGGGATAGAACCCTAACCTGGACTACCTACAATTCCAGTGATGTAGAAGAGCAAAACTTTACCATGTTAGCTTTGCCCGCAGCTACACAAACAACATACCAAACATTTTCATTCCCGATTACTTATTCAACAGATGCAGAATACCTGGTTATTGAAGCAAGACAAACAAGTGGAGTTACCCTTGAACTTAATTCAAGCCTGATGCTTACTTGGTTTAGATAGGAGATAAAATGAATATACCAAAAGTAGGAACAAAATGCAAGAAAACTCATTGTGTCTACAATACTAGGAAAGAGATGTGTTTTACGCCGTCAGAAAATAAAGAGAGGCGCGATTCACTTTGTTTTAGGTGGAGCGAGAAGAAACTATTAAAGAAACTAACGATTATGGATAAGTAAAATGGCAACAACATTTACATTTTATAACGACGGAAAGAAAGATATATTAAATAATGCAATAGACTTAATCAATGATACACTTAAAATAAGTTTGCATACCAGTACCTACTCACCAGACATAGATGCAGATTCGGCGTATTCTGATTTGTCTAACGAGTTGGCTGCGTCTGGTAACTATACAACAGGCGGTGAAACAGTAGCCGGAAACACGATAGCTGCTGACGACACAAACGACCGCGCATATTTTGATTGTACAGATCAAACATGGACTGCATTAACGCCTTCATCTCCATTTAGGTACGGAGTGCTGCGTAGTTCTACTGGGAACGAGTTGATTGGGTATTTTGACTTTGGGGCAAACCAAGACCCTGGTGGGTCTAATTTTGTTATTCAAATGACTGCTCCTGGGAGTGGTGGGGTTTTCTACATATAAATGACTACGTTTACAGGTAGGCCAGGCGCAAACGGGGATGATGGTTATTCGTGGGCGGCGGGAGCAGGATTTCTTAATACTGTAGTTTATATAGGTGGTGCTACAGTTGATGGAGATTGTTTCCTTAGAATACCC